TGAAAAAGGAAACACACTAGATTCACTAGCTAAAAAAACAGGAATAAGTAGAAATAGCCTATATACAACTATAGACAAAGTAAGAACTGAATTAAAATATAAGTTAAAAGAATAATGAAAGTCTTAGAATTATTTGCAGGAAGTAGGTCAATAGGAAAAGTAGCTGATGAATTAGGCTATGAAGTTTTCTCTGTAGATATTAATAATTTTGAAGGAATAGATTTAGTTAAAGATATTTTAGATTTAAAAAAAGAGGATATTCCATTTATTCCTGATTTAATTTGGGCTAGTCCACCTTGCACTTATTTTAGTGTTGCTAGTATTGGACATCATTGGTACGAAAATCATACACCTAAAACAAAAGAAGCAATTTTAGGATTAAAAATTTTAAATAAAACAATTTTAATTTTTGATTGGTATAAAACATCAAAGTTTTTTATGGAAAACCCTGTTGGTAAAATGAGGAGAATTGTTAAAGGAATAGATAGAGCTACAATAACTTATTGTAGTTATGATGATAAGAGAATGAAACCAACTGACATTTGGAGTAATAACATTTTTGATATGTTTAATTTAAATGGTTGGAAACCTAAAGCGAAATGTTTTGCAGGAAATAAAAAATGCCAACACGAGGAAGCTCCAAGAGGAAGTAAGACAGGAACTCAAGGAATGAAAAATAATTATGAAAGAAGTAAAGTGCCTTATGAATTATGTAAAGAAATACTATTATCATTATGAATAAGTTTTTTGTTCCTAAAGAAATATATGAAGATAGAATGGCTATCTGTAAAAGTTGTACTCACTATTCAAGTGTACTAGGAAATTGCGGAATTTGTTTATGTTTTATGAAAGTAAAGTCAAAAATTAGTAGTCAATCTTGCCCAAAGGGTTTTTGGCAAAAGACAACAGAGGTAGAAGTAAGAACAGATATTCCTGAAGAAATAATAGCAGAGATTATATTACTTTGGGAAGACTTAAAAACAGGAAGAGCTAAAGACCAAACGGCAAAGAAGAAAATGATAGAGATATACAACGTATTGCATAATACAAACTACTCAACAGGAACTAATTGCGGCTCTTGTATAGCAGCCTGCTTTGATGGAATAAAAAAAATATATAAAGAATACTCTAAGGACTAATACTAATTAATATAGGAGTCATACCTACAAAAGCATTTAATTTAACCTAGAGTAGTAGAGGGGGGGTTTGGTCGCCTCCCCAATACAATTAACTAAAACTAAAAAAATGGAAAGAACATACAAAACAATTAAATGGATATTGAAAGACAATATTAAAAAGAACGTAAAATCTTTATGGACTTGGAAAGATGATAACTTTACTTGTATCTATGAAAACTATGATGGTGATGATAGAATTTATACTAGCTCTCAACTTTTAAAACTTTTAACAAAATGATGATATTTACAATAATAGGAATAATTGCAGCAGTATTTTTTTTAATAGTTATAATAATGACTATTGTAGAGGGTAGAATAAAAAGAAAAACTAAAGAAAAATTCCTTTGGAAAATGGATAAGGTAGAAACAAGAACAGGAGGACTTGAAAATGATAGGATAAATGAAAGACAATAGAATACCAAGCTACTACATAGGAAGTCGCTACAAGATAGAAGCAAGAAAAGTTATTGAAGATTTTGATTTATCCTATAATGTAGGGACTGCCTGTTCATATCTTTTGCGTTGTGGCAAGAAAAAAGAGGAAGGTATGGATATTATAGATAAGCATATAGAGGATATACAGAAAGCAATTAATCATTTAGAGTTTGAACTTGATAAACTAAAAGGATGAAAATATTAAACTTATACGCTTGTCTTGGTGGGAACCGATATAAGTGGAATGAAGTAAAAGAAGATATAGAAGTAACTGCTATTGAACTAGACCCTGAATTAGCCAGATTATATCAAGAAAGATTTCCTAATGACACTGTAATCATAGCTGATGCACATCAATACTTATTAGACCATTATAAAGAATACGACTTTATTTGGAGTTCACCTCCTTGCCCAACACATAGCAGAGCAAGATATTGGGGATTTGGTGCTAATGGTAAAAACCCAACATACCCAGATATGAAATTATATCAAGAAATAATATTTTTACAACATCATTGTAAGGGTAAGTATGTGGTTGAAAATGTAATACCTTATTACAAACCTTTGATTGAAGCAAAAGAAAAAGATAGACATTTATATTGGTCAAATTTTAATCTACCTAATACTTTAAATTCAAGACATTTTACTGGTTTATGTCAGACAAATAATGAATTAAAAAAATTAGAATTGTTTCATAATATAGAATTAAAAAGCTATAAAGGAAAACAACGCAAAGATAAGATATTACGAAACCTAGTAGACTATGAAGTAGGTAAAACAATCTTTGAAACTATGTTAGGTATTGTAAGAAGGGAAGTTATTAATCAAGAAGAATTATTTTAATATGACACTATATACTTGCGAATGTGGAAACACTAGAGAACTAGCTAAAGTTACAATAGTTTTTAGAGATGGAAATTGGGAAGCAAAGGAAGCAGAGTGTGAATGTGGACTGTATATGGATAGCGAACCAACAGAAGGAATCCCATCACTACAAAGGACAGAACCTAGCCTAAGTAAGAGAAGGGATAACTTATGGGCAGGAGCAAAAGAAAAGCTAATAGGCGAAAGAGGAATCAATGAATCCTTTGACTAATGAAGTTTGTAATAAAGGACAGTAGAGATAAGCAAAGCCTTTTCAGTTACCTAAAGGAATTAGATAATGACTACATAGTTAGTGTAAAGAAACAAAGAAACACAAGAAGTAATATGCAGAACAGTTACTATTGGAAATTTATAGTACAAGGACTAGCAGAAGAACTAGGATATTTTCCTAATGAAATGCATGACGTACTAAGAGCTAAGTTCTTATCTGAATATGAAATGATAAGTATTAACGATAATCAAATAGCATTAAATAAAATAGGTAGTACAACTGCTTTAAATACTAAAGCCTTTGAAGTATATACAGAGCAAATAAGAGTATGGGCTATAACTGACTTAGGCATAAGACTAATGCTGCCAAATGAATACGAGTAATTTCTATTATATAACAACTTGATTAATCAAATTATTTCAAAATGGAACATGGAGGAAAAAGAGAAGGAGCAGGACGTAAAGGTAAAGGTGAAGAACAAAAGCTAATAGAACACTTAACACCAATGAGTGGAATAGCACTTGAAGCTTTACAAGAAGGTATAAAACAAAAGCAACAATGGGCGGTTAAGTTATACTTTGAATACTTTTACGGCAAACCTCAGCAAAGAGTAGATGTAACTACTAATGATGAAAGTCTTAATGTACCTTTAATAAACTTTATAAGCTCTGAATCTTAGCGAAAAATATAATGCACTATTTACATCAGATGCTAGATACTTTATTATAACAGGAGGTAGGGGTTCTGGAAAGTCTTTTGCAGTTACAGTTTTTCTAACGCTCTTAACTATGTCTAGGAATGTTAGAGTCCTATTCACACGTTATACAATGACATCAGCACACCTATCAATCATTCCTGAGTTCTTAGAGAAGATAGGGCTGCTTGGATATGACAATACCTTTAGCGTAAACAAAGCTGAGGTAATAAACTTAGGAAACAAATCAGACATCCTATTTAGAGGTATCAAGACATCAGCAGGAAACCAGACTGCAAGTCTAAAGTCATTACAAGGGATAAGCACTTGGGTACTTGATGAAGCCGAAGAACTTGTAGATGAGAATATCTTTGATACTATTGATTTAAGTATAAGAGAAAAGAAAGTGCAGAATAGAATCATATTAGTATTAAATCCAGTTACTAAAGAACATTGGATATACAAAAGGTTTTTTGAGGACAAAGGAGTTGAAGGTGGTTTTAATGGCGTTAAAGACAATGTATGCTATATCCATAGTACATACCTAGATAATGAAACAAATCTCTCTGAGAGCTTCCTAGAGCGTATTAAGAGCATAAGGCATAATAACTTTAAAAAGTATCAGCATAAGATTCTTGGGGGATGGTTAGCAAAAGCCGAGGGGGTTGTCTTCGAAAATTGGAGTATAGGTGAATTTAATCCTGATAACTTACAGACTTCTTGTGGAATGGACTTTGGGTTCTCAATAGACCCTGACTCATTAACTGAAGTAGCAATAGATAAGAAGCATAAGAAGATATACTTAAAAGAACACCTTTATCGTAATGGATTAAAGAGTCAAGAGCTTGCTCAGATAATATTAGACAAAGTAGATAGTAAATTAATCATAGCAGATTCAGCAGAGCCTAGACTAATAGCAGACTTAAAGCATTTAGGAGTAAACATTAAAGCAGTTAAGAAAGGAACTATTGAAAGTGGTATAACTAGAATGCAAGACTATGAGCTTATAGTAAGTCCTGAATCAACTAACATAGCTAAAGAGTTAAACAACTATGTATATTCAGACAAGGGTTCAAAATTATACGTAGATAATTGGAATCACGCAATAGACGGCATTAGATATAATGTAATCTATCACCTAGACAATCCAAACTCAGGAAGGTATTTTGTGCAGTAAAAAAAATCGTTAAACTAAAAACAATAAATTTCTATTATATAGTGTATGAAAGTTAAAATTAAAAAAGGAAGTAAATCAAAAGAGTTCAATTTAATCAATAGTTGGTCGGATGTTACGTTGGAAACTTGGCTAAAACTTATTGACTTTGAAACAGGAACAAAGACAGAAGAAGCTACAGAAACAATAGCAGCACTTTCTGACATTCCTAAGCAGTTAGTAAAGGAGTTATCCTTATCAGATGTAGCTGTTATAATGAGTAAGATAGGCGAGCTACAAGCTAAGCAAGATACTAAGCTAAAAAGGATAATAGAAGTAAATGGTGTTGAGTACGGATATCATCCACAACTTTCAGAAATTACATTAGGTGAGTATGCAGACATAGAGCAGTTTATTAAGAACGGAATAGAAAATAATTTACCTGAATTAATGGCAGTTCTTTACAGACCTATTAAAGAAAAGAAAAATGATATTTATATTATAGACTCCTATGATGGAGATATACGACTCAGAGCAGAAGAGATAAAACAGATGTCAGCAGAACAAGTGCAAAGTGCATTGGTTTTTTTTTACAATTTCGTGAAGGAGTTGTCGCTGATTTTGCCATCATATTTGATGGAGAAGCAGAAGGAAATGAAACAGCAATAGCAACTGAAGATTTTGCTAGCAAGTGGGGATGGTTCGGAGTTATGCACAGATTGTGTGGAGAGGATATAAGTAAATTAGAAAGTATTACAAAGCTAAGTCTTTTAGAATGCTTGACCTGGCTAAGTTATGAAACAGATTTGAACTCACAAAATAAAGTAAAGTAAATGGTTAATAATAAGACATATAATAACGTAGTAAATACTCTTCTTAGATTAGGTGAGTATCACAAGCAAATTGAATCTACTTCTGTAGGAAATATATTTGACATCAATCTTGAAAAGATGCAGAAATTTCCCTTACTACATATTAACCCCACAAACGTAGTAACTGGCGAAAGTCAATTAACGTATAACTTCCAAATCTTTATTATGGACATGGTAACAGAAAAGGATAACTGGACTAAGAACTTTACAAACGCTAACTTTCCTAAATTAGTAAAAACTTTAACTAATGAGCAAGATGTATTTAATGAAACTTTACAAATTGTAACTGACTTCATTGGAATGCTTAGACACAGTACAAGACAATCATTAGCAGGAGTTGATGATATTAATTTCCCTTTATACTTTACGGAAGATCAATTTACTATTGAGCCTTTTGAAGAAAGATTCGATAATCTTTGTTGCGGATATGTATTTAATATTGGTATCTTAGTTATGAATGACTTTCAGACTTGTGAAATTCCAGTAGATACTAATGGAGCAGGATATTAATGAAATGGAAGTTAAAATGGCTAACAGTAGAAATAGGATGGAAAAAATTTAAAATAACAATTAATTTATAAAAATATGGCAGACTTAGTAACGACAATCTCAGAAACATGTACACTTAATGGAAGCCTTAGAGGCTCAGTAAATTCTTTAACTACAGCAGGAGTTAATGACGTATTTGAAAGGATAGTAACCTGTACGGCATCAGTAACTACAACAGTAGCAGTATTCGATACGCTACCATCAACATCAGCAGGAGCTATTGATGTAGATAGGACTAGATACGTTCGAGTAACAAACTTGGAAACGGCAGTAGATATTGAGCTAGCAGTACAAACTACTACATCAAGTTATACAGTAACAGTAAGAGCAGGAGGTTCTCACGTTCTATATTCAGGTGATGTAATTGCTTTAGGTCAAGTAGGCGCTCCTTCTTTTGGAACTATGTTAAACTTAGCTTCTTTACAAGTAAAACCTACAACAGCGGTTACTGCTAGAGTTGAAGTATTTGTTGGAGTAGAATAGTGAAAACTAAAAATATAGAAAGGTACTTAGAAAGCTTTGGGAAACAGGTAGTAAAAGATTCAAGAGATCTATTGCAAAATGCAAAAGGAAGTACTTCTTTAGGTAATTCAATTAGATTTACAGTAACAAAAGAAGAAGGTGGTTTTTCTACAAAGTTCTACATGGAAGAATATGGACAGTTTTTAGATAAAGGAGTATCTGGAAATAAAGTAAAACAATCATATATAAACTATGATGGTCAAAAGAAATCAAGTCCAGGAAAAGGATATACAACCAAAGGTCCGCCAATTGATATATTATCTAAATGGATTAAAAAAAAAGGAATAAAACCAAAAGGATTTAAAAGAGGAAGGTCAAAAGATACAGGGCAATTTGTTTCAGGGTTTGCTTTTTTAATAAGTAGGAAAATAAAAAGAGAAGGAATTAAGAGTCTAAGCTTTTTTCAGAAACCTTTAGGATTACAATTTAAAAAGTTAGAAAAAGATTTTCTTAAAATATTAACGTTAGATATAAGAAATAATCTTGTAGAATTTTATAGACCAAAATAATTAAATAATGGCAACAATAATAGAACAAAAAACTTTATTCGATACTTTAACAGCAGGAGAGAATGTAATTTTTGCAGTATCTAATACTAATATAGTTTCAACTTTTACAGATGTAAAATTTATTGCTACAGTACATATAAGCAACCAAATCCCTAACCCATCAGTATTAACAGATGTAGTAGGTACTTTTAAAACTACCCCTAACAATGCAGGAGTAGGAATGTTCAACTTTAGTCCTATAGTAGAAAGTTTTGTTAGTTCTGATAACTTAGCAAGGAAAGACAGTACATATAAAGGAGTGTTAAATGGAACAGATAATAACGTGCCTATGCATTTAATTGATAAATTCTCAGGAAATATTAATACTATGAGATACTTAGTCATAAAGTTTACTGTACAATACAACGATGGCACAGGAAGTATTATTGAAAATACTACAGGAGATATTTCTTTACCTATGAAATTAATAAATGGGTATCTTAAATACACTGATGAGTTAGATTTAAACGGTGTTAATTTTGGCTACAATATGCTTAATCAATTTTCCTTTTCAAATACTCAAGAAAGAAAGTTTTTGTCTAATGCTCCTTTAATACAATACGCTAATATAAATGATTACGGAACTGTAGGGCTATTAATGTCAAATCCTTTTTTTCCAGGTTTAGGATCAGCAGGTGCATACGGTTTAAGGTATAAGTATTATGACGATTCAGACGTTCTTCTAAATTCTG